AAGACCAATACAAACGAAGGTTCTGGTGGTGGTGATCCTTCATACACAACCATTCCTGATGCAGCTCGTACTGATGCTACAACCACTAACTTGCGTTCATTCAGCGAGACATTGCTGAAAGACGTAATTCAGAAGGTGTGGACAGAAGGTGGCTCACCATCTATCGTTATGGCTGGTCCTGTTAACAAGCAGAACTTGTCTAAGATGGCTGGTATTGCTGGTCAGCGTTTCAACGTTACTGGTCCTAAGCCTTCCACCATCATCGGGGCCGCAGATATTTATGTTTCCGACTTCGGTAACGTGAGTATTGTTGCCAACAGGTTCCAACGTGAGCGTGATGTTTTCGTGCTTGATCCTGAGTACGCAAGCGTTGCTTTCCTGCGTCCCTTCCAGACAGTTGAACTGGCTAAGACTGGTGATGCTGAGAAGCGTATGCTCTTGTGCGAGTGGGGCTTGAAGATCAAGAACGAGAAGGCTCATGGCGCTGTCTATGACTTGAACTCAACAATTCAGAGCTAATCTGAAATACAAGGGGTGGGCTAATAACCCACCCTTTTTTTTATGACTACAAAAATCTTTGACGTAAACTCAGAAATGGGAACCAAAAAGCTTTGGCATTACGATGCTGAAAAAGATGAGGCAACCATTGAAACAATTATTGATGCTACACAAGTAGTAGAAGCCAACAAAGAGAGATTTAATTCTTTTGATGAACGGGCTAATTGGAATGGAGATATGCACCATGTGGCATCTATCCCAATGGCTTTGTATTATCAAATGAAAGCCGAAGGTAAACTTGATGACCAAGCTTATATGAAGCGTTGGCTCAATGACCCTGATAATCGTGCATTTCGCACAAGACCTGGAGAAGTTTAATGGATAGTAAGACCATTGGAATTTTGGTTCCAACACGGGATTTTGTTAACTCTGGATTTGCTTTTGATTTAGCCAGATTGGTGGGATTTACAGTAGGTACATCTCACCACAAAGTAGTGATCTACACTAGCTCTGGCACATTATTGTCAGCACAGCGTCAGGACCTTGCTAGGGATGCCGTTGCCGCTGAATGCACACATACGCTATGGCTAGATAGCGACATGAGATTCCCCAAAGATACTATCTTGCGTCTTTTGAAGCACGATACTGGAATTGTCTGTGGAAACTATGCAAAACGTAGATTTCCGACTGAGCCAATTGCGGTGAAAAAAAATACCCCAGATATGGATGCAACATTTGTCAATCGGGTATATACTGAAGATAATTCAACAGGGCTTGTTGAAGTAGACTACTGCGGAATGGGTGTAATGCTCGTTAAATCCGAAGTCTATAAATCTATGGAATATCCTTGGTTTGCTATCCCTTGGGTTCCCGCTGCGGAAGACTACATTGGTGAAGATGTCTGGTTTTGCCGTAGAGCCGCCCAAAATGGGCATAAAACATATGTGGATCAAGATCTCTCAAAGCAGATCTTCCATATCGGGACGTTTGAATACAAACATGAGCATACACTAGCGTGTAGGGATGTAGAAAATGGCACTTGACACTTTTGCAGGGCTAAAGACAACAATAGCAGATTATCTGAACAGGGATGATCTGACTTCTATTGTTCCTAGTTTTATTACTCTTGCAGAGGCTAAATTTAATCGTAAGTTGCGTACCCGCCAAATGATTAAAAGGGCTACTGCAAGCATTGATACGCAATATTTTGCTTATCCTGCAGATTGGTTACAGGCCAAAGAATTCCAACTAAATACGAATCCCATTGTCAGACTTGAGTTTGTAACTGAAGCTTATGGTGATAATTTAAAGGCAAATAACTATGTTGCCTCTGGAAAACCAGCATATTACACAATAACTGGTACTCAGATAGAAGTAATCCCAACACCAGATGGAACATATACTGGTGAACTGACATATTATGCTAAGATTGCTGCGCTAAGTGATTCAAACACAAGCAACTGGCTATTGGCATACGCCCCAGACTTGTACTTGTATGGTGCTTTGATAGAAGCAACTCCATACTTAAAAGACGATGAGCGTCTAGGTACATGGAGTCAACTATACGCAAACACATTAAGCGACATTGAGATTGCAGATCAAAGGGCATCTGTTTCCTCAACTCCTCTTGTTCGAGCCCGTTCTTTTGGATAAAAAATGTCATCATTTAGCGATTACACAGAAAATCTAGTACTGACCTATTTGTTTACAAATGGTTCAGTTACCCGTCCAACAGCCTGGTATGTTGGTTTGTTTACTGCCGCTCCTAGTGATACAGGTGGTGGTACTGAAGTTTCTGGCAATGCTTACGCCCGTGTTGTTACTGGCACTATCTCAGGTTCTGGTACTGCTACTACTTTTAGTAACGCTGCCGCAATTGAGTTTGCTGCCGCTTCTGGTGGTAACTGGGGAACAATTGGTTGGGCAGGTATCTTTGATGCCAGTACTGGTGGAAATCTGCTTGCATGGGCTCCTTTGACCACATCACGAGTTATCAATGATGGCGATGTCTTCCGTATTCCTGCAACTAGCTTGACTATCACTTTGACATAACATGGCTGCCTATGGTTCTGGCTATTATGGTGGAGGGAATTATTCCTATGGCGTAAGCCTTGGAGCCGCCTCTATCAGTGATACCAGTACCATGACACTGGCGGCAAGACGCATCTGTATAGGTGCGTTTTCTGTTTCTGATACGTCAACAGTAGCAATAACTGCCAATACTGTTAAGACTGCTAGTTTTGCAATTAGCTCTTCTAGTTCTGTAAGTGTATCTGCAAGACGGGTAGCTATTGGGGCTGAAGCTATATCTAGCTCTAGCTCCATGTCTGCTTCTGCAATAAGAGTTGGAATTGGTGCGGCAAGTATTTCTAGTGCAAGCAGTATGTCTGTTGCGGCTAGGCGAGTTGCCATTGGAGCATTAGCGGCAAACGATGCTAGTACATTGGTTGTCAACGGGGTTAGGGTTGCATTTGCGGCAATGACTGTTGCTGATGCTTCAACAATGGTTGTTGGCTCTCAGGTAGTTGCTAATGCTCAGTTCCCGATGGTTGCTTCTAGCAGTCTGGTTATTAATGGACAGAGAAGACAAAGTGCTTCTTTAAGTATTTCTTGCACATCTAGCATGAGTGTTTCTGGTAACTTAAAATGGTTGCCAGAGAATGATGTATCTGAGAGTTGGACTGCAATTAGCGATACAGACGAAACCTGGACTCCGATTACAGATGGATCTGAAACATGGACTGCAATTGATGATTCAAGTAAATCTTGGACTGCAGTGGCAGATAATAGTGAATCTTGGCAAATTGCCGCATGAGGTGAAAAATGGCTGATACAACCACAACGAACTTAGGACTTACCAAACCAGAAGTTGGTGCATCCACCGACACATGGGGTGGCAAAATAAATACTGACTTAGATACGATTGACGCATTATTTGATGCTGGTCCATTGCTCAAAGTCACTAAAGGCGGTACTGGTGTTGGCACAAGTACAGGTACTGGCAACAATGTTTTATCTGCTTCACCAACATTGACAGGAACTGTTGCCGCTGCCGCTGCCACTTTATCAGGCAATTTAACTCTCTCTGGAGGTACAGCTAACGGAGTAGCGTATTTAAACGGCTCTAAGGTTGTTACAAGCGGTTCTGCGCTTACTTACAACGGCACTACTTTGCAAAATAGTGTTTCTGGAAATGCGGCTACTGCTTTGGCAAACGTCACAAATTCAAACTCTGGTAGTTCTTCTCGAGCTGTCTATTCGTTTAACTCAGACACCGCAAGTGGCAATATTGGTGTAGTTTCAAGCACATGGAATGTGGATGCATTGAGCACCAACGAGACGTATCTGTATGGTTCAAATGGAGTTGCGATATATGCACCATCGTCTCAAGTCATTCGGTTTCTTGCTAACGGCTCAGAAGGTATGCGCCTAACCTCTACAGGTCTAGGTATTGGTACAAGTTCGCCTGATGGAAAACTAGATGTCGCTCAAGCCATGATTAATGGTTCAACTAGTGCATTTACAAGTCCTCATTTAGCGTTGACTGCTACTTCTAGTACCGACACAACAGGTTTTGTTGGTATGACAATGGCAACATCTGATAATGCTAATTATGGCTTTTCTTATGGTGCGCTTAGGTCTAATGGTGGATTAGGTTCTTTAATTTGGAAATATCACTTTAATTCTGCTTCTGGAACTGAGTTAATGCGACTCGACTCCTCAGGCAAACTTGGGTTAGGCATGACCCCATCGGGTTCGTATAGCTTGCAAATTTATGGAGTTGGATCATCGTCAAGTGGTTCTGCCCGTATTCGCTTAAACAATTCTTCTACTGGTACTGCTGATGCAGATGGTGGCGGTATTGCTATGGAAGGCGTGGACTTGGTTATTCAGAACTCTGAAAACGGGGTTTGCAAATGGGAAATTAATGGCTCTGAACGTGCCCGTATTAGCTCTAGCGGTGACTTGCTGGTGAATACTACGAGTGCGTCTGGTAAATTGACTGTGCGTGGTAGCGACATTAGTGATGTACCTTTAGCAATCACTCACGCATGGGGTTCTTCATCCACGCCACTAATTACTGCTTCAAATAGTTCAAGCGAGGTTATGCGCCTTGAGCGTAGCGGTAACTTGCTGGTGGGGACTACGGCAGTTCCCAAT